GGTTGTTTAGAATGAGGTTCTTGAACCTTATCTTTTTGTGGTAGTATGTTTTTAAATATGCCCATGATTATTTATACACTTAACCAAAGAATGATTCTAATGAGTTTGATTTCTCTACTTCCCAGCCAATTGAATCTAGAATAATTCTGAGTGGGTCGACAAATGATTTCTGAAATTGTAATTCATAATCCACATAATCTTCGATATTAAATTCTTTTGGACAACTATTAGTGAATGATATAACATCAGTATGAAAGTTGTTTGGTTGTTTGAGATATATGAATTTAATCTTCTCGCCTTCTTGAATTCTTTGATGTCTTTTCTTGAGACCTAGTTTATCGAGTTGATGATTATATACTAATGCACCACGAACATGTATAGGTGTTCCTTTACCCCATATAGATTTATTACAACTATATTGTTTGAGACCATTCATTGACCTTGGAAATGCAATATCTTCTACTGGTAGTTTTTTGAATTCATCTTTGAACGCAGCTATATATTCTTGGACTTGTTCTTGTTCGCCAAGTACTAGAAGTTTTAATGCAGACTTAATCTTTTCACGACAAGCGCCAGGCGTAGATGATTTAATCGCCTCTAGACCTTGAATCTTCATTTGAGGTTCAGTGTATTGAACGCCTTCTGAATTATATACATTTAGAATATATCTTTTCTTTGCAGTCCATATTGCTTTGTCAGCCAAGACTTCTCTTTTCATTACCATCTTTTGTGAATATGAATTAAGATAAGTTGCGAGTTCAGTATAACTTTCATCAATAAAAGGTTGAAGCTTTTCTTCGCAGAATTTATCCATGACTTCTATTGCTTTTTGTTTACTATATTCTTTTTCGCCAAATACTTTATTGATAAGCAATTCAAGATTAAGATATACTGAATCTGTATCTGATGCTAGAACATAATCAAATGCATTTGTCTGTAATACTTTATTTAGATATTGATTTAGTTTCTTTTCAATCCATCGAATAGATAATTGACCTGCCATAGTAATGCCTTCTGCTTGTCTCACATCAAAGAATCTAAAGTATTGATTACCTAGAGCACCATAAGCTGAGTTCAGACATTCTTTCTTAGTTAGTTGCAAGTTTGCATATCGAGATACGAGAGCTGCATAATTACTTTTTTCTTCTGGCGTAGTTGCATCTTCAAACTTTTGTTGAGCAGCAAGCATTTTCTTTTTATATACAGTTCTGTCATTATACATCTTCTCAAGAATCTCTGGTAAGAAACCTTGTTTAGTTTTCTTGAAGAATTGTCCGTTTGGAGTAAATGCTACATCTGTTACTTTAGTTAAGTCAACTTCTTTAGCAATTAACTTATCAATGTTTACACCATCATTAAGAACTTCTCGCATATCTTTTGTATATTTGTCAGGTTCAACAATCGTGTCTGGTGATATATTATATTGCATCATCAAATGTGGATATAGTGAGTTTAAATCAAACGATGCTACCCAATTGAACATTCCGATTTGAGGGCTTTTTACATAAGCACCTTCATAAGCTGCATTTTTACTTGAGAAACTTTTAGGCGGAATTGCAATCTTCTTTTGATATAGATAATTATGTACAATTGTGTCCCACATACGAACTTGTGTAAATATCTCATCATAGTTTACTTTTGAATCATAAGCAATTGTAATTGCCATTTCTAACAATCGACCTTTCTCATTCAACTTTTCTACAAGTTCTACATCTCGAATATTATACTCAATGAATAGTTGATGATTCTTTTTATACAAATCAAACAGACCATCATATTCAGAATAGGCTATCTTTTTACCAACGCCTTCTGATTGAGCAATTGTATCTAATCGATAATTATCTTGTGAACGACTTGTAGAGAATCTTCTGAACAATCTCATGTAATCTAAAGTTGCAACACCTGATATATTACCAATTTGTATTGCACGACCATAGAATGTTTCATCTCGAATTGAAACATATCCCCAAGGAGATAATTGTTTCATTGTGTCTTCGCCTGCTATTTTAGCAAATCTATTAATGATGTAAGGTATATCAAAACCATAAACATTCCAACCAGTGATTGCATCAGGATAATTATTAGTCCAGACTTGCATGAACATTTTAATTAAATGATACTCATCTTCACATTGAAACCATTCAACATCTTCTCTATGCTTTTTGTAATCACCGATACCAAACACATAATACTTATCTTTGTTTGAGAATTTTACAGTGATTGCAGTGATAGGTTCAGCTGCTGCTCTTGGTTCAGGAAATCCATTCTCAGAACCAACTTCGATATCAATATTAGCAATGCATAGGTCTTTATAGTCCCATGCAATTACTTCTTCTGGATTGTTTTCTGCGATAAATGGATATTCGAATCTATCATTACCATAGACTTTGAAGTTACTGACATCTTTATATTTCTTAAGAAAGTCTTTAGCTTCTCGAATTGAATTGAACTTCATAGGGTCGAGTGACTCACCATGAAATGTTTTCCATTCAGTTTGTTTATTTGAAGGAACAAATAATGTTGGAGAGTATGTTATTTTTTCACGATGTCTTACACCGTTTTTAACACCTCGATAATATATATTGTTTCCTACGACTCTTACATCAGTATAATATTTTGACATGTACCTATTATACTACTTTTTATCACGAATAGAGGCAAGGTCCGTAACTGATGCTTGTTGTATGCCTGAACCAAATACAGTGTTGTATTGATTTAGAACTTCTTTAACAGGCGATGTTAAACATAGAACTGACTCTACAGGAATATCTATTCCGGTTGCAAATTCAGCTGAGAACTCCAAGAATGGAGCAAATCCCACACTAGAAGAACCGTCTTTTTGCATTTCTGAGTACAGTTGTACTGGTTTTTTGATTTGATATTTATCACCTTTCTCTTCAATCTGAGCTATGATTGTTTGATTCGTTTTAAATGTCAATATTTTTATATCTGCCATGATGTATTTCTCCGCTAATTAAGTGTCTATTATACTATAAATGATGTGTAAATTGAGGCAATTATTAAAAGTAATCGCCAATTCCACCACTTAAAGAACCAGTTTGAACTGGCTTTTCTGCAGGAGTTTCTACCGGTGCTTTTGGTCCACTTCCCATAGAATATCCACTTTCATCTTCTACTGGATATGATGATTGTTTTGTTTCAAATTCCCAACCTTCTTTTACAAATTGTTGAAAGTTTGGTGGTGTCCATGTTGTAGGTTTTAGAATCTTACCATCTTCTCTCTTTGTTACCAATCCAGTTTCTTTATTAATCTTAATTAAATTATTTGCAGCACCTTCTTTCCAGATACCATCAACATTTAATCCTAATGAATTCATGTAGCCAAGAATAACCCATATTGAATCAAAACAAGCATCAATGATTTCTGGTTTATCGCCAATAGCCATGCTTGTGTGTAATTCTGCAATCTCTTCTTTTATAAGATTATAATATAGGTCAGATTGTGGTTGATTAACCGTTGTTGTGGTTTGTCCTGCAGCTTTCATAAAGGTCTTTACATCTTTATTAAAATTTGTGATTGCTTTAGTCATAATATTTTCCTTAGTTATTAATTGTTCACTCAACAAAAAACCCACTGTGAGGTGGGTTTAATGATTCTACTATTCTGATAAAGCGTTATAATTTGTAACGACTTTATATATTGCGAACTGATAAAAAACTATCGGTTCATAACATACATAGTCACTTCAACGGTTGTTATCGGTGTGGCTCTTTATCCTCACCTTCAATATATCACTATATTGTCCAGACTATATCATCAAGACTTGTTGTCTTGCCGGGCACTCGTGTCATCTTCATCACTGTTCTAGTGGTATGATGTTAGTCGTTGAACCTTCTCATAATCCCTTATGAGCTTGGATGCTGATTGTCTCGAAAGATGTCCCAGCAGTTCACCCGGTTTTAATTGGGCCTAAATCAAATTAACCCAAAACGCATTTCAGTTGCTGATGGAGTTGTCCACATAGTATTGATTCCTTTTTAAAAAGTTATATTAAAGAACCAGGTCAACAGAGAGTATTTCTACAAAGTCTGCCTTGAGATTTAACAAACAATTTCTATTTGTTAAAGGTATTTTATACTACTTGACAGCTAAAAGCAATAGAGAAAATCATTAAATTGTTCTAGACTATTTTATTAGTCCTACCTTGTATACAGTTTTGCCATTTTCTTTCATAGCAGTTAAAGCTCTTTTACGGTTGCTACCATCTGTTTTGTGACTTACATGAACCCAACCAGAGTCATCAATACCTGGAGTATAAAACTCCAATATTACTTGGTCGAAGTCGAGGTTGTCTACAATATACTGAGCCAGGTCTGCATTGGCGACACCAGGACACTCTATGTCGGCAGCTTCACCGTGACAGTGTTGTGATTTAGATGAACCGCCTACTGCTTTGTTAAGTTCTGGACCACGATATCCTGAATTGATTGTTGTTACGCCAAAATGGTCTCTGACCTTTTGCACAACATTATCGAATAAGGCTTTTGCATTTTCTAGATGACCATCATCTGGAGTATTATCAATGTCCATTCGAATTGCTGTTTGGCTTTTAGTAAATTCTTGTAGTGTAAAGTTTTCAGATAGTTTCAATTTTATTCTCCCATTGCTTTAACCTTGCGGTTGCTTGTTCGAACGCCAGTAGCAAGTGCATCAACGATTGCGTTTTTAAAGACGTAATCTTTTGTGCCAGTCATACCACTTGACATTGTTTTAAATTGTTTGTGTAACTTGAAACTTGGACCAGTTTTTTTATGAGCCTTTTTTCTATAATCTATATCTGCCATCATATATCTCCAATGTTAAAAAAGTGGGAGTTTAGGAACTCCCACCATTCATTTACGTTTACCTGTTTTACTTTCATTTAATAGTTCTGGCTTAAATAAATTAAGCGATTCGTCACTAATTTCAATATTGCGAGGTTTCTTATGTTCAGGAATTACATTCTCTAAACCTATTCGTAAGATGCCATCTGTATATTCGGCACCACGAACTTCCACCGTATCAGCAATTTTGACTGTTTTGGTAAAAGAACGAAGACCAATACCTCGATGTAAATATTCAATATCTGATAAATCTACATTTTTGGATTGTTCGTCTTTATTGCCCTTAATTATCAAATGGCCATCATCAACCGTAATATCAATCTCAGACTTATTATATCCAGCCACAGCGAGTTCTACCACATAATGGTATTCATCGACTTTAACGATGTTGTGAGGTGGAAATGAGGTTTGAGTATTGTTGTTAGGTGTTGATGCTAGCATCTGTTCAACTTCACCGAATAGTTGTTCGAATCCAAGTGTAGAGTTATATAGAGGGCTAAATGAAAAGCGTTGACTTAATGTCATGTTGTTTCTCCTTGTTAAGCGAGTTTCAAAAAGATGACCCCGAAGGCATCATCAAAGTGACAGTTTTAAACTGGTCTGCCAACCAGATTCTTATTTATAACCTTTTGGTTATATTATTCATGCTCCATAGGTTTTTTGCCTATATTATATTTTGCAATTAATTCCCAATCATCTTTTTCTTTATATGAGATAATCTTTATTTGATGTAGAGGTGCCACATTATCTTCTAATGGTTTTGGATTTAGAATTTTAACTAAAGCCCATTCCTCTAATAATTTTGCTATTGCATTTCTTCTTTGTATATCATTCTCAGATATATTGGATGGTTTTCCATCCAGTCCAAACAATTCCTTGAAATGTACAATATAATATCTACCTTGCTTGTGTAATATATGACAAGATTGATATAGAATCTTTTCTTTACGAGAAGATACACCTATTCGTGTGAGTGTCTCACGAACTTTTAAAAAGTCATCTTGATGATTAAGAGTGACCTCAATGAAATCGTTTAAATCTACCATACATTTATCCCTTCTTACCTAAACCGCCAGTGTTGGCTGAATTGGCTAATTCTTCTAGTTGCGTTTTCGTGAGGGTTGAGAGGACTTCTCTCGCTTTGGAATTTGAGATATTATAGACCTGTTTGATACATTCTATATTTGCAATCTTCTCAGTTTTCACCCACTTAGCAAACGGCCTTTTGCTCTTTCTAACTATATTTAGTAAAAAGTCATTCTGCAACCTAGATTCTAGGTGATGATGTTGATTCATCTCGTTGGCATAAAATATACAGTCTTTATGGTAGGATAAAGTCCGATTAATTAAGAATGGTTTATAACCAAGTTCAGTTATATCATCAACAATTAATTGTTTGCCGCCGTATAATATTTGGTTTGAGTAATCGAATGGGCTACTCATTATTTAAATTCGCAGTTAGCCATCAATTCAGTTAAACATGCAACTAAATTAATTTCTGAATCAGCTACAAAAGCATTCTTGTATTGATAGTCTGCAATAATTAATACTGCTTGAGGTATCGATTCTTTCTTCATCATATCATAAAGAGCTTCATAAACTTGTCTGAACACCGTATTAGAATCTATGTCAGTAGTTGCAACCCATTTACGAATTGAATTAAAGTTCTTCTCTTTTAGATATTGTGTAATCTGGTCAATTTGAACATTACCAATATGAGCCAAAATGCCAGTATCAATCTTACCAAATTGTGAGTATCTTTGTAACTCATTAATTACTCTTCTGAAATCAGGGAAATGTTTCTTAATCAATTCAGCAATCACAGCTTTCTCGAATTCAACTTTTTCTGTTACCAGAACTGATTCGATTCTCTGCATAAACTGAGTTGCCATTTGAGACTTCTCATTTCCTTTAAGAGAGAATTCAACACCAGCACATCTAGAATGTAATGGTTCAATAATACGATTCTTATAATTACAAGTAAATATGAATGAACAGTTTCCTGCAAATTCTTCTATTGCATTACGAAGAGCGGGTTGAGTTGAGTTTGGATTTAGATAGTCTGCTTCATCCATGATAATAACTTTTCTGCCACCAACAAGTGACATCGAAGAAGCATAGTTCTTGATTTTAGTTCTGAATGTATCAATACCACTTTCATCAGAACCATTAATGACTAGATAGTCACAACCAATTTCTTCACACATAGCTTTTGCAACAGTTGTTTTACCAACACCTGCACCACCAGATAAAAGAAGATTGGGAATACTTTTCTGATTGACATACTCTTGAAAAGGTTTCTTTAACCTTTCAGGTAATATACAATCTGCAATTGTTACTGGCCTATACTTTTCCGTCCATAATAAATGTTCCATTTTTCACATACCTCATAATATAATATAATAAATTAAGATTCAAACTTAGAACCTTGTTCAGTTGTCACCCAATATTGTAAATCAATATCTTTGTTTTTGAAATGCGAAATACCTTTTGATGAAATATTTACATCATAGCTACCTGGTAATAGTTTAGATAAGTTTTCTGTTTTGAAAATCATTTTATAAACTTTAGTATCGCCGTCAGCAATTTCAAGAGTGTTTGTATGTGAAGAATCGTTAGAAGTATCTAGAGTAGCAAGACTAATTTTCGTGCCATTAGATTCAACTGCGATTTGTGGAGAAGATAGAACTGCAGCTGTTCTCATGATATCACTAAAATCATCGGCTGATAAAGATATTGATATTTCTGGTTCAGGCATTACAAGTTCTTTTTCTGGAGGAGTAACAATCATTGTTGGTTCACAAAAACGATATTTTGTTTTTGAACGACCTTTGTTACTAACAATAATTACATTTTTATCTTCAAATTCAAATGTCGGGTCAGTGCCTAACGAGATGACGGATAAAAAGTTGTTGAGGTCATAAACGCCAAATTCTGCAGGAACTTCTTCAGCAATATTCACTTGTGCTAGAATATTCTTATGAGAAGATACAGTCTTTAATGTCTTACCTGCTTTAAATAAAATACCTTGGTTGATTGCACCAAAGTTTTTCAATATCGATAATGTTTCATTCGAAAGTTTCATAATATAGTTTCACCTTATAATAATAAATTTTGTTTCTTTTCACTTACTTTAACATCCTACTACAAATATTCATAGAAAAGAGGTAAACTTTATTTGTTTTCCTCATTTTAATGAATTCATCTGTTCAATTCTTTCTAGTCTAATTTTCTCGAAGGCTATCTTTTTTTCTTCTGGAGTTAAGCTGTCATAGTCTACTTCTGTAGTATATTCAGATTTTGGTTTTTCACATAAGAAGTTACAACTTATCTTATATATTATTTGATACCATATTGTAAAAAAGAGTATGATACAGAACCAAAGTATTATCTTATTGAAATAATATCTCACTATCTTGCCATGAAAATATCATTATCCAACATTCTAAGAACTTCAGTTTCTAGTTCAGCAATAGTGCCATTGTTTTCAATTGTATAATCAATATGACATCCAACCCAATCAAATTCAGAGGAATGAATTTTAAGTTCTTGCATCCTCATGCAGGCCATTGACCAACGATAGTTTTTCTTAGGACCTTTATTCACATTTACAGCATCTTCAAACCATTTTACTTCAGGTCCTCTGATTATTCTTACAATTTTACCACCTTGTTTATGAATCATTTCAATTTCATTGCGAAATCTTACATCAGTAACAACAGTGTTGGTATCTTGAGCTCTTTTCATAAGAGAATGAACCCATATATCTTTGTGAAAGACATTGCGACCACCTTCTGTACCTAATAATTGTAAGGCTTCTCTTGGTGTAAATTGGCGACCAAAGGCTTTTGACCAATACTCATCGGGAAGTTCTCGCCAGTTTCTGGACTCTTCTGAATCTCCCTCAAGTAATCTTCTATCCCATGCAAATATTTCAGCACAAGCATCTTTTAATGGCTTAGCAAAACTGTCTTTGTTATATCCTTGTTTTTGGATAATATCACCAACTGTTCCTTTGCCAGACCCCATGAATCCGACAACGCCAATTAACATTATAATTTACCTGTGTATTTTGCGACTGCACCCATATCGCCGGTAAAGGCATAAGTTCCAATATGGTGAGTTTTCATCCAAGGACATAACCAAATTTTACCACCAGTCTTTCGCCACATTTGGCAGAACATATAATCTTCTGATAGATATCGGTCAGTACCACCGCCAGTATAACTATCTTTTGTATCAATGATTGTATCAAAGAAAGCATGAATATAATTCTTTCCATCAAAATGTTTTTGACCAACATGGTCTGGTTTATATCTAATTAAAGGAAATTCTTCTTGCATCTTCTCGAACACTCGGCGTTTAATCATCATGTGTCCTGTGCCAATTTCCATTACTTCAATCGGGTCTGTTACTGTAAATTGTTTTGTGCCTTTAACGACATTAAATACATATTCGCCAACCACTTTATTCAATTCATTAACATCCATATCAGGATGTTTTCTTGCTGTTTCAGCAATATTTTTCCAATTCATTGACTTTTTAGGATAAGGTCCGCCAACAATATCTTTATCTAGTGCCAATAAAGCAACGATATCTTGTGGGTTGAATTGAACATCTGCATCAATAAACATCAAGTGAGTATATCCTGACCTTAAGAATTCATCTGCAAGGTAGTTTCTAGCACGAGTGATTAAAGATTCGTTGAATAGAAAAGAAAACTTAGTTTCGATTCCGTATTTCATCATTTGGGTTTGTAGGTCTAATGCGGCTTTGGCATAAAGACCAAAACATTGACCACCATACATTGGTGTTGCTATAAAAAGTTTACACTTTTTCAGTTCATCTACATTAATTTTGAGTTCCATAATATATCCATTAGAGTTAAATAAAAAAAAGGAGCAATATTATTTATATCGCTCCAATTTTAAGTCAAAGCTATACTCTAAGCAAAAGCTTTTTCGCCACGAAGGCGTAAATACTCAACACCGGCAGCAACAACTTTTCTAGTTGGTGTACCCATGCGATAGAATGTAACTTTCTTTCCATTTACCGTTTTGGCATTCGTGTAAATTGCATGACCTTCTTTGCGAAGTTCATCTACTCTGGCAGCAACATTTTTAATACCAAATGTTGATTGAGCCTTAGCTACGGTTAACGTATTGTAACCTGTTGGTTTTGAAAGGTAACCTAAGATTTTAGCTTTACCTGATTTTGATACTCTAGTCATAAAAAACTCCATGATGTATTTGATTGCATTACAAAAAACAATCAAGCGTGCAATCTTTCACTTGATTGTATAATTATATCAGAAAACTAGACTGAATGAGGCAAACTTAACCTCTATTGCCTAGTATTCTATTTAAGTAAGTTGTGATGGATGTAATTCATTATCACTTTTAAGCTCTTCTAATATCTCTTCATCTGTTTTTTCTTCTTCTGTATTTTCAACAGTGAAAGCATCATCGCCAGCATCGACCTTTGTGTAAAGGTCAAGGAACGAAATCTTGGTTTCATCATCGAATCTATTTAAACATAGTTCTAATGATTTGGTTTTATCACCAAAGATACTTAAAGTCTCAACGACTTGAACCAATCTTCTAGTTGAAACAACTTCGTCACAACCACCCTCAGCGAAAGTTTTTCTAATCGCATCAGCCCATGTAACAAGTTTAGTGGCAAAATCATCATCTTTTAAACCGCTCTTAGCAAGTTCTCCGATAATAATTTTTTTCTCAACAGAAGCAGGTGGCCATTCTTGTTCGTAAGTATTTCTAAATCTTTCTAAGAACGCTTCGTTAAGAATGTTTGTAAACATATAACGGCCGTCATCAGAACCTTTACCTTTTGTATTCGCAGTGGCGAAGACCGTGAACCCAGGAGAGGGAGCAACCAATTCGCCTTTTTTCTTAAGCAAAAATGGTTTACCTTCTAGCACACGTTGAAGACATGAAAGATTCTGAGCGCCGTAATCAATTTCATCAATACATAATACTGCACCTTGTCTAGCAGCAGTAGTAACAGGACCATCTCTCCATTCCATCTGACCATTGATTAACACATAGTTACCAAGTAAGTCTGATTCATCAGTTTCAGGTGTCATTGAAACAATTACACACTTACGCTTTAGTTTAGCACAAGCTTGCTCAATAGACATTGTTTTACCATTACCAGAATGGCCTGAAACGAACACAGGAAAGAATTTGCCTGATTTAACAATTGAAAGAATATCTGCAAAGTTGCCGAAAGGCACATAGTTGTCATAGACATCTGGAACTAAATTTGTAATAGCAAGTTCAGTCGTAACATTTGCAATACGACTTCCTGAATCTTCTATCTCAATTTTAGTAGGCACAAAAGGAATAACTTTTGCAGAGGAAACTTTTAATCTAGCTCCGCCTGGTTGTAATGCAATTGAAATATCTTCTGGCACTTTATACTGGCCTCTAGATAATTTATTTACATCTTTTTTTGTAAACCAACCGAAACTTTTTAGACCAACTTCTTGGCCTAGTTTGTTTAGTTCTGTTCTTGACACCGAATCTTTCCCGGTATCTTTGAGCTTCTGAAGAAACTCTTTTCGTATCACATTTAAATCACTCATAATATACTTTCTCCTAATTTCACTCAGTGGTTTTTCACTGTTATTACTTAATTTCTACAACCATTATAACACAACCGGACCAAAAGTCAAGCACTTTCGAGCATTTAAGCAGCAATTTTATCAATAAATTTACTCACCAGAACTCTGTTAATAACCTTTGATTTATTCACTTTCATAAATGCATTTTTTAATTTGTTAGCAGTTACTTTTCCTGATACTTCAACTTCTTTGTCAGCAGCATTTAAGTCTTTGCCTCCAAGAATCATGTAGAAATCATCATAGTTTGGTTTTTGAGAAACCAATAATTTTTCTTTTCTAAATATTTTAACAATATTCTTTTGATATTCCCACTTCTCGTATCCTTTATCACTAACAGTTTGACCATCTTCATTTACATATTGTCTGTAAATAGCATCTTTAACTTCTCTTGAATTTGGAGCAACAATATAGAAACCAATAATTTTAGAACCGGTTAACTTTTTAAACCAATCCATAGTATTAAGAAATACTTGATTTGTATTATAATGTCCTTGTTTAATTCTAGATGTAAATCTTATTGAATCATCTTTAATCACTATGTTAGTTTCTTGAGTGTCCATTCTTTTAGTATGTTCATGTGGAAAATGTTCTTCTTTAGGCATATATTTATTTTTTAAGTTATGGTCATTTGGATATTTTTGATATTCATTCAGTCCAAAAGCAGTGTAGTCATGACAATAGTCAGCATCGCCATCATGTATAATAATTAAATTAACAATGTCAAGACCTCTAGAAGCTTTGAACTCGTTAGTATATTTACCAAGAGCAACTAATGCTTGAAGCAGTGGAGTATTTGTTAATCTTTCACTCTTTGGAGTATAAGGTCTATTCACTGAATCATATCTAAGATTGTGGTCATATGATTTTGCTAACAGTAACATGTTTTGAACTGCTTTAGTATACTCAGCTTTATTCATATTTGAATTAAGATATTCTCTTAAGACAACATTTTCTAATTTTAATGTACCAACTTTAGTTTCAAAAGATGAAACATCTTCAAGTCCATCTTTATAAGTTTTACTGTCAAATTCTATATCTCTATCCATATACCAAGTTGTACTTGTATCTGAAAATGTTTGAACTGTAAATGGAATATTTACTTTTCTACAAAAACTAGAAAGTATTAATACTTGCTCAATAGCACCTTGAATATTATCCCACATTGAACCAGAATAATCTAATAACAGAATCAGTCCGTGAGATTTACCTTTAGGTATAATCATCATCTTTTTGAAAATGTCATCATTGAATTTATAAGAAGCAAGTTTGTTAATATCTAAATCACCAGTACTTGCAGTTCTTCTCTTGCCATAAACTTTGGCAGCTTTTTTCATTTCGAATTCTTTAGCAAGTAAAGCTACAAACTTATCATTTTTCTTTTTAAAGTCATTATAGATTTCATCTTTGTAACCTTTCTTAAAATATCCTGCAACTTCTTGGTTTTGAAAATCGTTAGATAATAATTCTTGAACTTTTTTAGCAGGAGTGATAATATTTTTCATGATAGGTTTAGGAAAGTCAAGGTAAATAAACTCTTTACTTTCTTCGTCAACTAATGAGTTCTCATTATTTCTATAATTTTCATCAGTTTCACATCTTGGTCCATCATCAACTTCTGATTCTTCGTAACCTGAATCTTTAAATCTATTTAATCCTGTAATTTCGCCATTTTCATCTGATTCTTCTGAATCATCATCATCATCGCAATTTGTTTTATTTTCATTTTCGTCTTCACCTTCTTCTGAATCATCATCTGAATTATTTTCAGAATTATTGCCGTTTTTACCGTCATCATCTTGAGAATCATCATTTTCATATTCATCATAACCTGAATCTTCATCATCAGGGTCTTCAGAAAAGTATTGCTCTTCTTGTGACATCATCTCGTCCTGATAATCTAATTGCTCTTCAGTTGAATATGCATATATATCATTCGTAACATTAACAACATCTGACCATGATTCTGTAGTCTTAACTCTTTCTAATAATTTAGTTTCTTCTTCATTAAAATCAAGAGCCATAGTATATTGTGATTTAGTATAAAGATTTAGTCTATCGATAAAAGCTAATTTGTTAGCGTCTCTACCTTGAAGACCAAAGAAATCTTTTTCTCTTAAATCAGCATATGCTGTTTTGAATGATTTTTTTAGACCTGGATATTTTCTTTGTACACGCTTCTCGATTCTAGCATCTTCAATTACATTTAAAAAGTTTTTATAATTCTTACCTTTATTATTAATTGTAACTGCATCATGCCATCCTTCAGCAGGTGTATACAGAGCATGGCCAACTTCATGTCCACAAAGTAAATCATAAGTTGTACCTATCATATCAGTCCAGATTGGAAGATATAATATTCTGTTTTTAGGGTCGAACTTTGCAGTAGAAATCTTCTGATGTTCGATTGTTAGATTTTCATTAGCCATCAGTTTTGCTAACTGAGACTTCTGTTCTTGTAATAAATTGTCTTCTTTTTTCACTATCATGTAATCCATTATACAGATTTCCATGCAAAAGTCAAGCACTTTCGAGCTTTATTTTAGCAATTTAATGATAAGTTTTACTTATTAAAGAACTCAATAAGTGGAGCGGAGATTAGGATTCGCACCTAAAGAATTGACTGGAAGCCATTTCTGTTCTACTACTTCTCCGCAAAAAGTGGAGCGGTGTGTCAGATTCGCACTGACTGATTAAACGGGAAGAATAATCTGTTCTACTAACCCACCGCAATTAAGTAACCATTATACATGATTGACATCACAAGTCAAGCATTATATCCATTATTACCGACCAACTTGGTCTAGATAATAATCTTTAGTTTCTTCCCACGATAACACCGTTAAGTTATCATAGAATAATGTTTCTGTAGAAACTCGGTCTGATTCTTTTAAATTTCTAATTCTCTTTGTTGCATATCTTTCTTTCCATAAAGTTACCAGAGCTTCAGTCGAAGTATCAAATGATTTTACTAATTTGTCTTCAGTAATATCACCTCTTAAGAACTCGGCTGAATTATTGTATAAAGGAGAAAAGTATATACCTCTGGCATGAGCTGATTGTGTTAATGCTTTATCCATTTTCATTTGTGAATATGCAAATGATAGTGACCTATTCTTATGGTCTCTTTTGTGTGGTTGCCCACTTGGTTTCTTTGCAACATACCATTCAAAGTATTTTCTGGTATGATTTTTCTTTATCCAATCATTAATTTTATTTCTAGTCACTCTTCTTGGTTCAAACTTAACTGAACCTGCAGTGAATCCCATTTTCTTCCAGTGTTTAAGTCTATCGTATTGTGATAGTCCATGAAGTTTCGCTTTACCATATAAGGATGTAGTTGTAACGCCTATTAGCGTGTCACCATACAATTCTTTCCATAGTTTCTGTATCTTATCATCTAAACATAATAATGCTAATAACTTACCACCTGTGTAGTTGTAACCTAAAGGTTGTAAAGGAACAATCGTAGAACCAATCGCTGTATGATTAATCATTGAACCTTGTGTTTTAAGTTCTCTACTCCATCCAATAAAATTATCTCTAGGCGTTAAGTCTAGAAAGTCTGAAGAAATACAAATAACACCAAGATATTTTTTAGTTGGTTTATCTCTGACAATGAAGTTAAGATTACGACCAATATTAGAATTGTTTTTCATTGTAGATGAGAATGTTCTAATTACATTCCATAGTTCTGGCAAGTCTTCTTGTTTGTTTGCATATATGAGTTCAGGTTCTATATTCATAAACTCATCTAAGTCTTGTGGATTCCAAACATTATTTTTAACTTCTTCAATAGCTATTCTTTGTTTATCGTTGGCTAGAACTTTCTTCTCGCCTTCCCATAAATCATTAACCATGGTGAATGGATATTTTTCTTGTACTTCACACCACTTTTGATACAATGTATATTCTTTTACGTCCATCTTTGAAACAAATTCAAGGTCTGTAATCGTCTCTTGTTTAATTTGTTCAAAGTCAGGGTCATCCATATCTTCTACAGGATTAGCCTCTGACCATTTTTCCCACTGAACTTCTACATCATCTTTTGTATAATCAATTGCCATTTACATTTCGTTCCATTTAAATTTGTTTTTCTGTTTTCTTGTTTCAGTCTTCATTAGTTTATTCTGCTTCTTCTTTGCTAAGGATAACACAAGATTGGACACCTGTGAGGTAAACTTTATTCCGTTCATATGGTCTAATTCGTGTTGAAAACATCGTGCTAACATTCCATCTAAATGTTTATTTACAGTCTCGCCATTTTCATCTTGATATTCAACGTCAATCTCTTCGTATCTCTTTATAGAAAGAATTAAACCAGGATAAGATAAACAACCTTCATCTAGCTTAATATCATTTTGGCCAAATGCAATCAATTTAGGATTAACACAAACCATCTCTTCACCTAGATGTGTCATTATAAACATTCTTGTTGACACATTACATTGATTAGCTGATAATCCAATACCACCAAACTTTCTCATGGTCATTTTCATTCTCGCTATGAGTGTTCTCATGTTAGCATTAGGTAAAGCTTCATCATAAACAGGCATTGTTTCACTTAACAATGGAAGTTGGTCGTCATATAAATCTAATGGTTCTTCTCTGAGTTTTTTTATCTCTTCAGTTGGGTTTTCTTTTGTTTCTGGTCCAAGGCCTTCTGCTGTGCTATAGTTAAATGTCATGCCTGGTTCAGTAACTACTGTTGTATCATCAAATTGTTTAATATCACTCATGTTTTTCTATCCTTGAAAAGTTCTTAACTTTACTAAATTTAATTATATTTTGAAATTTATCTTGTAGTATATCGCCTTTATGTGATATCACAAAAATATTCACATCATCTAGTTCATGTAGAATCTTAAGTAACTCATCAACGCCTGTAGCGTCTAGTGATGAATCGAATGTTTCATCTAGTATGAGTAGATTGGTGTTAGTAGAATTCTTTAGTCTAGCAACGGCACGCCAAGTTAGCATAAGTGCCATGTCAATTCTTTGTTTTTCGCCTTGTGAGAAGTTATTATATGTAAAGTCATCTCTGAATCTAGATTTAATTGATTCTTTAAATGATTCGTCAAGGGTAAAGTTTACAAAGAAATCTAATTTAGCCAAATAACTATTTACTAATTTGTTTATTACAGGTAAGTATTGTTTTATAATCTTTGTTTTAATACCAGTGTCTTTAAGTAAAGCACTAGCTACTTCAAAGTATTCTTTATCATCAAGTAATTTTTTAAACTCAGTTTCTTTGTCTTCAATCTCTTTTTTGAGTTCACTCAACTTCAACTCTTCTATGTCTGAAACTGTTTTTGTGTTTTGTAATTCTTCAATACTTGTTTTGATTCGAGTGATGTATCTATTAATTTCAGTTATTGATGTTGTATTTGTTGCCGTCTTAATCTGTAATGCTTGTATCTCTAATTGTTTTACTGAGATAGTATTAAGCTTAGTCTGTTCTTCGGTTACTTTAGTATCAAGTTCAACTAGACCTGTGTCACAACCAGTAATCTTATCGGTAAGTGTTACAATTTGTTCTGACTTAAAATCAGATTCAATTCCTTGCCTACATGTTGGACAGTCATCATTGTGTTCAAAGAAATTAACATCTTTTTTATATTTCGATAGATTAGTTTCTATTTGAGATTCTAGATGATGGTACTGTTTTACTCGTTGTTCGATTTCGAGTTTGTTTGTAACAACCTTTTGAATTTCAGCGACTTGTAATCCAATGCTCTCAATTTCTTCAGTGAGATTGTTAATATTAGTTTCGTTGGTAGAAATATCTGTTTCGTATTCATCTATTTTGTCTTCATTGTTTTGTTTTAAATCGCCTATTCGTTTTTCTTCAAATTCATATTTCTGTTGTGTCAATTGAATCGTGTGTCTTTTGTCGTTGAGTAAATCTTTGTTATTACCCAATCGTTCTCTTGTAAGTTTATTCATTACCGAGAATATTTGTATATCTAATAAGTCTTCAATTATAGCACGTCTATCATTATTTGATAGTTGCATAAACGGAGTAAATGCGGCTGAACCTAGTACCACTATTTGTGTGAAAGATTTATAGTTCATTTTTAATATGAACTTCTCAAGTTGTTCTTGATAATCTCTTATAGCTGCATCTTGGTTTAATAACTCACCATCGATATATATTTCAAATTTATTAGGTTTGATAGTACGAACAACTCTATATGATTTATTGTTTGTATCAAACTCTACTTCTACTTCACAGTTTTTACCATTAATCGAGTTAGTTAGATTGCCTTTTGGAATACTACGAAATGGTTTACCAAATAATCCAAAACACAAAGCATCAAGCAACGTAGACTTGCCTGAACCATTGACACCAACAATTAATGTATTGATGTTCTTATCTAAATTAATTTCTGAAAAATGATTACCTGTACTTAATAGGTTTTTCCATTTTACTTTTCTAAATATAATCAATCAGTTTCTTCCGTATGTAATGCTTCAACATATAATTCTCTCATTAGTGTTTTGAGTTTTTCATTCTCAACATTGAGAGATAGTCCATCAATATACTTGGACAATATGGTCATTGTATCTTCAGCTTGATTAATTATATCATCGTCATTTAATATAAGGTCATCATTGAAGTCCTCAACAATTGCTATGTCAGCTGCACCAGCTTTATATAAGTTATCGGTTAAATAATCAAACAAAAATGGATTCTGTTTGTGTAGTACAACTACTTTTACATAACTATCTTGGTATTGTTTAAAATCAAAACTTTTAAAGTCTTCAATACTTTTGTCTCTATCATCATAACTTATCTTATGAAATATTTCAAATGGGTTCTGTATGAACTCTAATTCTCTTGTGTTCGTATCAAAGATATGAAAACCTCTTGGGTCTTTATAATCTGCCCATGTCATTTGACCTGGAGTTCCAACGTAAAATATTTGGCCATCATCTGACTTGTGATGGAAGTGTCCAGATAAAACCATATCATACTTGGATAAAAGTGATTTATCAATACCTGTTTGTGAAACTGTGCCTTTGTCCATCTCAAACCCTCGTATCTCAAAATGTCCAATACAAAGTTGTGACCGACTATTCTTTATTGATTCTTTTATACCTTCTTCGTTGTCATCACATAACCAAGGAACAATGTCTATTGGAATGCCATCAAATTCTTTTGTGACAAACTCATCAAAGATTGTAATGTTGTCATATTCGTTTAGTAGTAATTGTGATGAATTAATTTCTAATGTATTACGATAGGTAATGTCATGATTACCTAGAATAGAATAGAACGTAATGTTATTTTCTTTTAGTTTATTAAAGAAGTATCTACGACATAGATATAGGGAGTTGTAATTGATAAACTTGCGGCGGTCAAATAAGTCGCCCATTTGGAATACCGTATCGATGTTATTTTCTTTCAGATACGGAAAGAATACTGTTTCATAAAACTTCTCATAGTGTTTATGGAAGATAACAGAATCGCCACGCATACCGAAGTGGGTATCGCCTAATATACACATTCTCATAATCTAGTCTTCTTTTAGTTTTACTATTTCATCTTTCATTTGTAATTTTTCTTGTTTCATTTTTACCATAAGTTCATCAGAAAGATATCTTGAATGTGCTTCTTTTATTTTAGAATCAAGGTCTCTATGTTTGGCTTCGAGATGTTTAATTTTATCTTCTATCAATTCCATTCTCCATAAACAAGTTTAATACTGTCACAATTTTCTTTCAGGTCATAGTTGCACTCTTTCAAGAAACCTCCATAACCACATGATGATATTATACAAGAAACTAGTATCAATAGAGGCAATTGTTTAAGCATCTTTTGTGGCTGCGGCATCTGGTTCAACAAACTTTTCTAAGCCTTTTATCTTCTCCTCTTTCTTCTTTCTTTTTGCTTCTTCGAAGTTAAATATAAACTCAGATATGTTTTCATAAAGTTCAAATTGTCTTGTATTCCCTTCGCTGTCTTCTAACATCTCAAACTCATCTAAAATACCTATTTGCTCAGTAGCTTTATATTTTACATATAGTTGTTTTTTCTCTCTAGTAATTCTTCTGAGAAAAGCATAATAGATAATTTGGGTAAAGTAAGCGAATGGATTCTTTGACTTTTCGGGGTTAAAGTTTCTAAAATACATCATACAATTCTCAATTCCATCGGCAATCATCTCATCTCTAAATGAGTACGATGCGAAGTTAGGTTTGTGTGATAAATGTTCTGCAATCTTAAGAAAACATTCACCAATATAATTAGGAACTTGTGGTTGAATCTCTTTAGCTTTATCTGCAACGTCACATAACCGTTTGTATTCAACAAGTCCTGCTAAAAAGTCAGCATTGTTTACATAGTGTTTTTGACGTTTCTTTGCTGGCGCTTTAGCAACAACTTTCTTTTCTTTTGGGACTTTTGCTTCTGTTTTTTTAGTCATAATATACCTTTCGTTCCAAGTTTGCCTTCATTTCGCTTGACAAAGTGCTTGACAAGAGTTATGGTAGCGGTGTTCCGTTTGATTAATGAATGAATAGCTACTCCTTACCATCCTTTCTGAAACCCTAAATCGTATGTTACTTTATCTAAAAGTGATAACACTCTTTTTCGATAATCAAATCCTAACATACCCGATTTTGTTCCGTTTTCATAAGGAGGAGTTCTATTGAATTTCGTATATTGTTGTGAAGTTAAATCAATTATCTTTCCATCAGTGTCGACACACCACCAATGATAGATGTTTTCATCATCTAAAGCTCGATTCAATTTTAATGTTTTTGTTCCAAATATTTTCTGTAAACAACCAGAGGCTGTGTGACAATGCCCAAACATTGGATTAGATTTATTTCTTTCGACCCACTTCTTAGGTAACATGTCTTCCGATAAATTATTATATATCGCTTTAGATACCATCTTCAAATTCTTTTCATTATATTCTATTGTCATATTAATGTAGTTTACTTTTATCCGGTTTATTTACAGTATTTAAATAATCATCCATCACTGATGCATCATCATCATAGTATTCTTCAATCTCAGATTCTGTTTGTGTTCTCAAATTAAAGTCTTCGAGAACTCCGTTTGAGTTATTAGCTTCACGAGTTACAGTTTCAATTGCATTTAAATAATACTCGACTAGACTATTTTTAGGATTAGTAAAGGTAACAATCTCCCTGTTATTTAATGTGGCCATATTATCAGATATTATCTCAATTGGCAACCATGGGACCATCATCATTACCGAGCCTTTAGCTGAGCGTCTCACCATAAGGACCATAGGTCTGTTTAGTATTGTTGATTCAGAATCAGAAGTGATATCGGCGATAACATCTTCGCCAGATTGAAGTCTCACTAATTTAATGTTTAATTGATTATCCATTTTTTAGCTCGATGTTGTAAAATTTATATTTGAACTTCTCGTCATCATATATTTTCATTCTTTCAATAAAATGTTTTAATGTATAATTGGTAAATTTACCAACTCTAAAATCATCCGCAATATCAAATAATGTTGCTGCTCTTTTGTCATCACCTACTCTAAGGCCTCGACCAATTGATTGTAAATTACGAATACGAGATTTACTTGGTGATGCAAAGATAATGTTGTGTAAGTTCCTTATATTTATGCCTGTCGAAAAAGTACCATATGATGCAACAATAATAGCATCCTTTTCTTTCTCTGTAATTCCTCGAATAGCTTCTCTTGTTTCCGTATCAGTTCCTCCAAATACAAAAAAAACCTTTCTTTTTTTCGCATGGTCTTTTATGTTAGCATATAAAGCTTTACCATGTTTCTCAACAAATTGGAATAGTATAAGTGAATTGCCGTTAAGTGATAACGCTAAGTTTCGTATAAAATCATTTCGGGCATTGTTCTTAACAATAAAATCAATTTCTTGTTGATAGTCCCACGTTTTGCATTGTTTACAAAGTGGCTCAGGATACTTTAACACTAAACACTTTATATTAAAATCAGATAAATGTTTCTTTGCAATTAAATCTGCAGTTGTTGTTGCACGATAAACAGGACCAAAAAGTCCTTCTAACACCAAACGATGTGTTTGTGTGCCGTCTAATGTGCCTGTTGTTCCTATTCTATATCTAGCATTTGTACAAGCAGACATAATTGTTGCCAGTGACTTGGCTTTAAATTGATGTGCTTCATCTCCGAGTACAAAATCAAATTGTTCAAAGTAATCGGGTGGGTTTTTATAAACAGATTGCCATGTGGTAATCGTTAAGAAATTATTTGTATGTTTGTCTTTACCAGAGTATTGTCTATGGCAATATTTTTCAGAATCAAATCCATAAGACTTAAAATCTGTATACATTTGTTCAACAAGAGATGTTGTTGGAACGATTAGAAGACCTTTCTGCAGCTCATTTGTTAAGAGATGTCTGACTATCAAGTATAATATCAAAGACTTACCAGACGCTGTTGGAGACAACAGGAGAAGCCTTTTATTGCGTATAGCAGTGATGAATGATTTTAGTTGGTAGTCTCTAACTACATGAGGGAGATTCAATGTATCTACGAAAGCTTTAGCCTCGACCACTGAAAATACATCAGTTGAATTGACATCATCATCTATCAAACATTCATAGTTACGTTCAACACAAAACTCTTTAATGTATGGAGTAAGACCGTGATAAATTTGAAAGTTTCTTAAGTCCAAAAGCCGAATCCGGCCATCCCAAACTCGACTTTTATATGCCGGAGTATATTGATATCCTGGGACGTGGAACGTAAAGTGGTCCGATAACTCCTGAGCTAGACCTCGTTCACACTCAACTTTAATGAACGACTCGTTTAATTTATGAAGTTGTATTGTATCAGTCATTTATACGCCTTGAATGAATTTTTCCCAATCAATAAACGATTTCAACTGAAACGTTCTACTATGAAGTTCTTTCATAATAGTTTCACATACAGTGACTATCTCTTCGTGAAGAGCTTTAGATGCTTTATACTTGTTGATGTCTTCATCACTATCAAGATATGTAGTTATCTCAGATTTAAGAACATATGGAAATGGTTCCCATCCATGCTTACTTAAATCTTCATCATCTAATTTACCTGTATAATATTCCCACTTCAATCGTTTCATGCGATTTAATTTAAAATCAACATCTTTAACGAGCAATCTATGGTGAGAAAGTATGTTTAAATATTTACTATGATGTAGTGGAATCTTTGTGAGTTCTTTACCTGGCTCTGTTCGGTCAAGGTCAGAATCTTTTCTCCACATCTCAAGTAACTCTTCTAGTTGTTTCATAATATAATTCTCCAATTAATTTGGATTATAACAGGTTGGCATTCTGTTGTCAAGCGTTTTAGTAAAGTTTTTCTATATCGAAGTATGTGTACCGAAAAGTAGCATCTGCAGTCAACAGTTCATCTGGACCAGAAGACGATGACATAATAAATGTGGAAAGAGTGGTTGGGAAAGCATCTTTAAAATGAATTTTAACATAAGGAATATTAGACGATGATAAAAGAGTTAGTGTTGCATCAGAATATTGAGGAGTTTTAGTCTGAGTTAATGTAGCGGCTTTGTTAAGTCTACTGAGACCTTTATAATCTTCAAAATCTTCTGGAAATGTCATAGCACGAATCCAATCATGAACTTCAATCCATGAACCCATTCTCTCATCAATCAAAAATGTTACATTGAATATATCGTAAATTGCTTTATCACCAGGTGCAAAGATGTCTACGAAGGGAGTAGATTGAGGAGTTTCAGACATTGAGATGCCTGGAACTGAAACAGATTGACAGAAATATGACATATTTGGTAGTCTATCAAAATTCAAAACATACTTGTTTGGTTGAAGAAAATTAGGATTAACTGGATTTCTATCTGTAGCTGCCATTTAATTTGTCCATACTATTATTATTATATTATCTATTTATGCTAGTTATTTTGTTGTTATTTTAGCAGTCATTATTAACAACAAACTGAATTGTTGTTATTTTAGCAGTCATTATTAACAACAAATAGCAGACAAAAAAATACCCACTATTTCTAGTGGGTACCTTTTCGTGAATCTTCATTACTACTCACAAATAAATGTGAGTCAAAGTGACTACATTAAGTTAGAAACTTTGAATGAACGGTAATAAACATTTGCTACAGCAGCTCCGACACCAGAACCAGCAGCAGCAGTGCCAGCTGAGAATGGATTTCTTTGCATACCATATCGTGTTTTGAAACCGATTTTAGGTTGGAATGTACCAGTATCAACTGCACGAACCATTTGTAATGGAACATACGGACAATAGAACAGACCAGCATCATAAGCGTTTGAGCCTTTATAACCAACAACTGCAAACTCTTTAGATGTAGTACTTGTGATAGCATATGGGTCTATATAGACTTTAATTCTACCGAATAACATGCCTGCATATGTATTACCTGAATCATCTACAGTTAAGTTAGTTTGTGCTTGTAAAGCAGGATTGTAGTCTAAAAGACCAGACATTGCAAGAGCAGAAGCTACGTCAGAAGTAACAAGGATGAAATTACCTTTTCCTCTACGAGTTTCTTTAGCAATCTGATTAGCTTCTCTTTCTAATTGAAAAGCAAGTCCTTTAATTTTCTCTACCATCCAACGACCGTTTGAATCAGTATCTAAATCAAAATTACCAGCAGATGTTGTTCCTACTTGACAACCAATTTTAGCAGTCTTGTAGATAGTTCTAACAACTTCTCTGTTAATTTCTGCAAGAATTTCAGCAGAAAGGATATTAGCTAATTCTGTTTCAGCGTCAAGACCGTGAACTGCTTTTAAGTCTTGTGCTAATTCGATAGAGTATTCTGCTTTAAGTGCTCTTGATACAGCAGTAACAGTTACTTTTTCGATTTTAAATGCCATTTCAGCAAATGTGTTTGCAGCGATACCAGCTTCAGCCTGAGCTGTAGTCATACCAGTTGGTGCCATACCTGCAGCAGCATTATTTGTAAAGGTTAACGCATCTGAACCACCAGCAGCTGCAGTACCAGCAACTTGTAGAGCAGAACCAGCAACACCATTACCAGAGAAACCTGGATTAACTTCGTTGTAGAAGTTTTCAGCGCCGCCTTGTGTAGTATATGTAGAACGCATTGCAAAGATAAGACCAGTAGGTCCTGTCATTGGCTGAACGCCACATATATCATATGCGATTAAGTTAGGTAAAGAACGTCTAACTAGTGA